TTATCCATTGGTATGCGAAGGAATAGCGAGGTACTTCCTCTAAGTACCAAAGTCCATCTTCGCTCTTGCGCCAAATGTCAGGATAATATTCGCGGTCATTGATAAGGTGTCCGCATGGGTCGAGTTCACGAAGAAAATCCTCCTGAGTGACCCTTTTACGCAATAGGAAGTCGGTTACTGGAGATTCCTCTTTCACCTCTCCCGTAAATTCGCCATGATCGTAATGACCATCAGGCATGATGCGTGTGAAGGGTCTCTTGGTAAGAAGTTCCCTTAGTGGCATCTTGATAGTTTCTTTTATAGTCTCCATAACGTTATGTATTTAGAAATTACGAACCCAACCGGGAATAGTCACGGTTTTGCGACTTACATCAAAGTCCTGCCGCATCATCAAGGATTCAAAGAAGTCAGGCGACCAACCTACGAGTTGCTTCATCTGTTCCTTCTTGATGACACACCATCCTTTATCGGCTTTCGATTCATCCTGACGTGCGCATTTACGCTCTAACATCAGAATGTCTCTGAGTCGCATCACTTGACCTTTCTTTCCATTTCTCTTACCAACTTCAAACTTTCTATCGAGCAATTCAGGCGAGAAACTGATTTCTCCGTCGATAATCTTCTTTGCAAAGAGATACATACACTGCGACTTCTTGCTGTCGTAGATGTTTTTGTATTTCTGTTCCACAGCCTCAACGTTATTGAACGGACGTGCTTGTTTGAAGAAACCTTTGAAAGTCTGTCCTAATCCGTTGAGGTCATATACAAAATTCTTTTCCAACACTCCCCATTCGTCGAGTTTCGCCTTGATAGCATTGCAAGTACTCACCGAATCGAGCTTACATACGAACACATCAGCTACGTGCCAACCAATCCAATGCCAAAGTACGCAATTGTCGCCACCAGTGAAAGCAACGTCACAACTGGCTCTGTGTATTCCGTCACCAATCATTTGCGGATTCTCAAAGCAACGCTGCAAGTGAATCATCTTGATAAGGTCATCACCCATTGCCATGAAGTTCCAGTTTCCTTGAAGGTCACGGGCTTGCTGTTCCTCTCCCTGCTGTGCGAGGTTTCCTAAATATGACGGGTCGGTCTGCAACAGCTTGCGGTTGTATTTCAGTTCAGCACGAATGAATGTAACGGCTTTCGTGAACATAGATTCCTTGGTATAGCCCATTTCCTCATATTCAGGCTCCCATAGTTTATCTATCTCTTCCTTACATTGCTCATAGACCTCTTCACGGGTATCACCCCAAACGATTGTATCAACGGAATCGCCTTTCATGTAGCAGTAGCGGATAACTCCGTCTCGCTCTTTGATTGGGAATCCATCTTCGTCAATCCACCAGTCAATGAACTTGCGTACCCATGAAAGAGGGTCAGGGTTGCAAGTGCCAATCATCCTATTCTTGATGAAAGCTGAATTTCGGTTGTTCGTTACGAGATACTTGAACTTTTCAAACTCAATCTGCGTAATCTCGTCCACACCGATAAAGGAATACTCACGTCCTTGGAATCTGTCTTTGAAGTCATCAAACGCATCAGCATAGTACTGGAATGACAATTCAGAGCCGTTATCGAAGTACCAGGTCAAATCATCCTTAGACTTGTTGAAGTGTCCGAAAGGACTATACATCAGGCGCGACGTGCGTATAATATTATTAAGGTCATCTTTCTCTTTTCGGAATATGACACCATTGAATCGTGGATTGTCGATGTCATATAATGGTTCCATGAGCAAAGTAAACGTGTTGTGGTTGATAGTGAAAGCATCAGTCATATACAAGTGATGCTTGCCAGAAACCGTTATACATCTGCATTTCTGCTTATGGTCTTGTTTTGTGATATAGAGAATCTTCTTTGTCAAACAGCCTCTTTGTGTCGGGCTAACCATCTTATCGGCATTGATGTGTGCCATGTTTTTATAGTCGCACTTCTGCCATGCTTCCTTGTCATTGGGGAAAATCATTATACATTGCCAGTACCCAACCTTTTCAGGGTCATCGGTAATTTCTGACACTTTCGCCCAAGCACCAAGACTACGGACAAGTTCAGCGAATTGCGTAACGAAACGTTTGTTAGGCAGTGCAAGATAAGGATGCTTATTCTTTGATCTACCTCCAGAGTACAAAATACCTCGTACCAAATCCCAACGTGCTTCTATGCTTGCAGTCAAATATTCCTGAGGTATAAAGGATGGTTCCTCTGCACGGCATTTCGTAATCATCCGTCTGTTTTCATCGGTTATTCCTTTGAGGTAATAGAAACCATTAATCTTCTTTGGCTTGTAACCCATTTTGTAGGCAAACTGCAATACTCTTGGGGCGTTTACGATTGACACACCAATCTTTGCGAAATGCCAAACACCTTTTCCTGCTATAAGACCAAAGAGGAATGGGTGGATAGGTAAGTCAATAGGAGTTACATTCTCCTGCATCTTCACCTCTCCGCAAAGAGGAATCTCGGTGTATTCACGACCAGAACGTAGAGATTGCGGATTCTTCAATCCCAACTTGTAGTTGTTCATAATCTCCCTTGCAGTCAGTTCCTTATAGTCGCCCGATGCTGTCAGTTTAGCCCAAAATCGGTGTTCGTCCATACATTGAACGCTTGTTCCGTCATCGAAATGGAAACTATAAATGGTTTTTTCGCCTTGCTCGAATATGTTAGTGACTTTCTGCACACCTTCGTATGGAGTACATATTTCGTCACCAACTTCAAGTTCGCCCATTCTCTTATAACCATAGGGAGTAACTATCGGGGTATAGTAAGTATTGGCTTTTCCACCACCACGATTACCGCCAGTAATCAGAATGTCAACGGAAGCGTGAAGGTCATCCTCTTGGGGACCAACCTGAGCGACAAAATTATTTGATTGAATCTTGTCTTTTTCACGCTCCCGTAAGTCCGCAATAAACTCATTGGTTATTACGGGTTTCCCATCGGTAGTCGTAAGTCCTGTAAATTTCTCCATATCAGCATAAATCTTTACAAATCAGTGCAAAAATAAGACAAATGCCTATTTAAAGGGGTTATTTGCGTCTAAAATGTCAAGATTTTAGAAAATTCCAAATCTTTGAACACATATTTCTATTTAAATTTGTCACGAATTTTTACTTCAATTTAACATTAAGTATGGAGAAGACAAACTTAATTTCAGAGTTCAGAACTCGCGTTGGAGAAGACAACTTAGAGTTCATCAGCGACCAGACCTTTGAGGCCATGGCCGATTTGTATTTACCTCGTTTCGCTGACGATACGAAGATTGTTGATGACACTTGGAAAGAGCCTATCACGGTTCTCACCAACTTTGCGGGTCAGGCAAAATCGAGCCGCATGAAGTTCGCACAAGACTTCGAGACTCAGAACAAGACGAAACAGCAGAAAGCTATCGACGATGCCGTTGCAGCAGCTAAAGCCCAGTGGGAGAAAGACCATGCAGGCAGTGGCGGTACTGGTGGAAGCGGTGGCACTGGTGGTACTGGAGGCACTGGCGGCGAAGGTGGCAAAGGTGGAGAAAACACTGATGTTGCTAATATCGTTACCAAGGCTCTCGAAGATTACAACAAGAAACTTTTCGGTGAGGATGGCAAGAGTGGATTGCTTGGCACTCAGCTCAATGCCACATCTGAGTTCATCAAGACCCAGACAGCCGCACAGGAGCAGGCTAAACTTGCTTCTATCGGTAAGGAACTCAAAGATTTCCTGACTGGTGAGAAAGCCACAAAGGATTTCGCAATCAACCTCGCTGTAAAGAATATTGTTGCAGGAATCGAGAAGGTTGCCGATGCAGACATCGACGCTTTGAAACTCAAAGTGAAAAAGGAGTACGAATCCGTTTACAAGGAAGCCTATGGCGACGGTGGCAAACCTTTCGGCGGTGATGGTACTGGCGGTGGCGCAGGTGGCGACAATTCCTACGTAAAGAGCCGTATTGAGCAATTGAAGAAGGAAGCCGAGGATAACCAGAACTATTCAAAACAGATGGAAGAAACCTTCTGTTAAAACTCTAAGTTGAGGTGGATTCAAAAACCATTTATTGTGTAATATAAAATTTTTTCAAAATGAGACAAGGAACTATCAACAACTACGTGAAGTGGTCGAAGAATTGGGGTGGTGTCCGTAAGTGCTACGAGGCTAAACCTACTTTGCTCGTTGGTGGTTTTGACTGCAAGATTGCCGATATGCCTCTCTATCCTAATGCGATGGCAGCAGGCACGTTGGTGTTCGCAGACGAGACCGCAGGAGTACGTTCTATCGTTCCTCTGTTCACGTTCAAGGTGACTGCTGTTGATTCTGAGAACAACACTATCACCGTAGAGAAGTTTGAGACTGGCAGTATTGCTAAGTCTGGCATGAAACTCATCGTCGTAGGTTCTGACCTCGCCACTGCTGCCGCCAAGGTTGCTACCATTGCAAGCATTGACGCAAGCGCACTTGACGTTGACGTTCTGACTGTTGATTCTGTCGAAGGAATCTCAGTTGGTGATGTTCTCGCCGAGGCTGGTGCAGACAAGAAGGTGAAGGTTGTTCCCAACGCTTTGACCTATTGTGACAATGTTCTCGACCCCGATGCCTACGCCATTGACGTAGATGCGGTTTGGAACTGTATCGACAAACCCGTTCTTGAGCGTCGTATGCCGCCTCTGACAGCAAGCCTCAAAAAGGCTTTGGCAGACAATGGCTGCTTCTTCCGCTTCTCGAACCGCAAGTAAAACTAAAAGGAGATTTGCATTATGAGAGACGCAAGACTTTACGGAATCAGCGGTCTGCATCAGTATGTAGATGCTGAGAATTTTGGTCTTATCCTCGACAACGCTAACGCAAAGTACAATCAGGCACTTTGGCGTCAGTTTGCGTCTTGGGGTAAACCGACCAATGAGCGTGAGTGGAAGCAGGGTATCAAAAAGACTCCTATCCTCGTTCGTGCATCTGTTCTGGGTACTCACTCTGAGAAGCCACAGCGCAGCACTATGGGTTGGGAAATCTACGGTGGAACTCTGCCCCAGGTAGGTCATGGCTTCAACATTACTCAGGACGACATGATTGAGCTTCGTCGTATCTCGAAGCTGAATGATATGACGTTTGGCGAGTCGTTGGTTGACTGCTTCATCACCAACTCACAGAATATGCTTGGCGGCGTACACAACGAACTTACCTATATGACGTTGCAGGCAATGTCAACTGGTGAGATTCACGATGTTGCCGTTGATGGCTACAAGTTCGACTTCAAGTTCCAGATTCCCGACGAGAACTTTGTTTCTCCCGACGCTGGTAAGGAGTGGTTCAAGTATGTGGGTGGTAAACTCGTTGCCAACGAGGATGCTGACATCATCGAGGACATTAAGGCGTTCCAGAAGTATTACACTGAGACCCTGAATCTTGGTGTGGATCACTGGAAGATGTCTAAGAGTCTGCTCGACCTGATTATCAAGCACCCAAGCGTTCGCAACGCTTACACTGCTTCTAAGAACTACTTCTCACCCACGCTGGTTAAGGTAGTTGACTCTGACGTTCTCCAGTGGTTGCACAACGACATGAAGATTTGGCCTTTCCAGGTCATCGACTTCAAGTCTCGCCACGAAGAGGACGGAAAGCCCGTGAACGATGAACCCGCTTTCGACATTCACAACATGGTTGCTGCAAGCCGCGCATATCGTCCATTCGAAATGAAGTGCATGAACTCCATCCTGAAAGACCGTGCCGAGGCTGGCGCACACAATGACAGCGTTCGTACCTCTTTCGTAGAGGGTCGTATTGCCGTTCAGAATGTTTGGCAGGATCGTCCTATGATGAATATCGTGGATTGCGAACTCTACGCAGGCCCGGTGTTCAACAACACTCACGACTACGGTATCGCAACCGTATATCACGAGTAATCTCTGTTATTGGAAGTAATTAAGCGACAAAGAATATGCCTACTGAAAATTCTTTCACGATAGAGCAATACCTGAGAGGCAAAGTCCGTAACATTCTCGTTACGGACGATGCCTTGAAAACCATTCTTGCCGACGCATCCGTTAAGGCAGGAACTATTGAGGCAGGTACAGAGGTTTCAACCCTTTCTGAGAAGCAGTTGGATTTATCTACTGCGTTCTTATATGTATGGATTGCAGGCTCTCCCACTATGTCCGAGAAACGTTCTGATAAGGATGGTGACTGGTCTCATGCCGAAGGTGGTGAACAGATGTCGGCAAACGTTCTGAATCGTTTTTTGCGCATGGCTAACGATATATTCGCCAAGTATGGTCTTGATACCATCGGGAACAATGCCTGGGGGATGGTCGGTCATGGCTTTCACAATATCCGTCACTACGGAGGAACCCGTAAAAGATAATCACTATGCCAGTAGATAACCCTCGTTTTCCGCATACTTGCAAAATCAGCAGAGTCGTAAGAGGCAGTGCCACACAGAGTAAAAGCCCTCGCAACGATGACGATGAGCAGGAATCTGTTGTTATTTATGAGGGGATTTGCAGGAGTTTCGACTTCCATACTACATCAAGCAGTGGAGAAATTATTTCTTCTAACAGAAAGCTGTCACTGCCTCAGAAACAGGATGAATGGACGGAAGATACAATACCGCAAGAAGGTGATATAGTTGAGGTTCAGAAATTCGGATATACTGAATACGGACTTGTGAAGGACATTATGCCGAGTAATTTAGGAACTCACATTCTTTGGAATTATGGCAGGAACTAATGTAATGGTAGTCAAAAAGGCTGCACGCGATTTTGAACGTTTGATGGAGCAAACCATCTACGACACTCTTTTCAAGTGGTGCGGTCAGACTCTCGACCTTGCCATTGAGTTCAGGGAGCGTGATAGAAATGCGCACAACTTCACTGGTAACTTGCTAAACTCTATTGTTGTCATTCTCTATACGAGGACTAAGAGGATTCCCAATACTGTGGATTTCTTCTTTGCAGCAGAAGAGGTAAAGCCTGCAATTGCGCCCAAGATGTCATCTGTGACTACGAGGGGTAAAGCGAGAAAGAATCTGTATCATTTCCACCCTGACTACGACCAACGCGATTCAAGGTATCGCCCGACAATTCCAGTCAACGGACGTTGGGGTTATGAGGATGCAGCGAAGTTCGCCAACAGCTATTCACCGACAATGGACGTTCCGTTTACTATCGTGGTAGCTTATACGGTGGAATATGCAGAGTTCATCGAGCAACAAAGGCATACGGCGGGTTACTTGCAGATAAAGAAAGCTACCGAAAAGGCGGCAGTTCAGTTTATAGGCTTAAAGGCAGCGTAAGTTATGGCAGCACCGAAAACACCAATCTCAATCATCTACAATGAGCTGACGGACTATCTCGCTCAGTTCATGTCAGAGGACTATATCTTTTGGGGCAAACGTCCTGATGCGGTTTCTGATAAGATGAAAACGTTTGTTGTTATCGACCTGCCTACTGACATTGAGGACATTGTTGTTGGCAATAGCGATTTCTCGCTCAAAACCACTGGTGTTTTCTATTGTTTCGCCCGTGCTAAGACTGACTCCACTTTGAACGGAAATGCGATTTCCGATTTGGTACATGACGTAAAGAGCAATTTTCCATATAGCGCACAGCACATAAAGATTACGAATCCAGTTGTGCTTTCTCGCGGTTATGACGGAAACAACTTCTTTGTCTATACGGTTACTTTCGATTTAAGGACTAAGGTTAATT